GTACCCTAAAAAATGCGCTGTCTTTCCCGTTTGCGGGGTAGTAGATTTTGCAACGATGGAAACGCTTTGTATTTTTTCCATTGCACCAACTACCACCCCAACAACCGGACACACAATAAACAAAATCATTTGCCCCGTATTCAATGCCTTTTATTTCAAGCCCACCTAAACCGCTATAATATGCAACGCTTTCTCGACTTTCGCAATACTCCCGTTTATTCATGGCGTGTTACCTCCTCAATAAATTCACGAATAGCCGCGTGCAACCGGGTTTTACACTTTTCATAATCGAAATTATAATACTCCCGGATTTTTTCCGCGCCTGTTTCGTATCGCTCCCGCAATTCATAGGACGGGCGAATATTTCCGAACGGCGCATAACCTGTTACAATAGCAACCCCGCCGCCCATATCGTAAATATCAGCCGCCCACCCCTCACGGCGTACCGTGTACGCAACCGGGCTTTCATAATTCAAAAGGTTTTGTAAACCGCAATAGGGAACACAAATAATTTTATTGTAATTCGCCCGGATTGCTTTTTGTGTTGTCTTGAATTTCATTTTATTTTACCTCCTCAATAATTCGCGGCGCGTCTTGCATACATTGCTTTCAAGCTTTCGGCGGTGGTCATATCCGCGCCGCCGCGGGGCTTTTCCTCCACCGGGAGTGCGTCCCACCACTTTTTACCGCCGCCCGGAATACCGAACATTTCAATAAATGCGTTGATATGGCGCATTGTGGTAACACTGTACCCGCTCCACATTCGGACAAATTCGCCGCTTTTATCAATCTTACAAACGGTAGTATCATAGGACTGTAAAAGCGTTTCCCCGTCCTTTTCAATAACTTTCGCTTTCCCGTAAAAGGATTTCGCGCGGTCATAACCGCCCGGCGCCAATTCGTAAATTCGCATTTTGCAAACCTCCTATAATCTGTTTTGTGTTGTTTGTTGTCCTGTTGTGATTATAGTATAATTCGCCTTTTCCGAATTGTCAACCCCTTTTTCAATATTTTTTATCTTTTTCGGATTATTTTTTACTTTCCTTTTGCTATATAATGTATAGCCGCCGAAATGGGGAATTTTACTTTATTACTGTAAAGTGCTAATACGAGCGGGGTGAAATCCTCAAAAATCCGTGAAAAATCCACGCAAAAAGACCGCCCAACGGTGGCGGCAGGTGAGCCGCGCTCCCGCTTGGGCGGTCTGCGTGATAGTCGATAGTCGAAAGTCGTTTGAGAGTCGAGAGTCGTTAGTCGCTCTGAGAGTCGCTGTCAGAGTCGATGAGGTAACGCTGTCGAATGTCCTCTGCATCATAGTCGGAGTCGTTTTGCGTGTTGGGAGTGAGGACATACTCGGTCTTGTCTTGGTAGCCGTAGTTGTTCTTACCAAGGAAGATACCGCTAACGGGGTTAATTTTGCCACTGTTCATGTAGGTTTCCCACTGATTTTCCATTAAAAAGTACGCCTTTTTAATGGCGTTCGCCACCTCCGGGCGCAGGTTGACCGTTTCACCCCTACCATTGATAGCCCCATTACGAGCAACAGCCCACAGCCATTGACGGCTATGCCCATTCAGAGCAATCGCCATACCAACAACAGTAGGTTTCATATCAGCTTGAGCATACAGGCTAAAATATTCCATCAACCTGTTTTCAACTGCTTCCACATCGTCAAGGTCAATCTCCGGCATTTTCATCAATGCCATATTGACTTGCAAAATCTTTGCATTGTCTCCCTTTTCAAGCATAAGCCCGTTATCACCAATGACAGGCGAGTTTCCACCACGGGGCTTTTTCTTAATCACCTGCACATCTTTCTGCTCTTTTTTCACTGCCATTTTTCAATGCACCTCCGTAAAATCGTATAGTCGCACGAGAGTCCTCTTTTCAAGCCGGAGAGTCCTCTTTTCTTCTTATTCTTCTTGGGTAAAAGTAGTCTAAGTAGTTAAAAATCGGTTTTTGCGTGTAACTTCTTATAGTAGGGATTTTCCTATATAGAGGAAGTTACACGCAAAACCTTAAAAACAACTACTTTGACTACTTGAAAAACCTCGATTCAATCCGAACAAGACTATTTCTCAATCCGATTAAGACAACCGCCCAAAAACATCGGTATCTAATTCGGATAAGAAATTATCTCCTTTGTCTGTACCCCTCCAATTTCGGTCTGAAAATCCAAAAGTCGAAAAGATTATTTTCCAATCCGATTAGGATTATCTCCCTAATGTCGTTTAGGATTATTTTTCAATCCGATTCGGATAATCGAGCTTTTTCATTTTCGAGCAGGAAAGCCACCAACATTTGAGACTTCATTTTCCAACTCGCAAGCCACGACATGAGCGTTCCGTCCAGTATGTGAGAAGTGATTTCCACGGGATTTATGTCCTCAAGCATACCTGCAAGCTCAGTCAGCATTTTCATTTCCATCGGTCTCACCACCTTTCACGAAATGAAGAACAATGTCGTACCCGTCCTCGGTTTCCATCACATCATACGAGTGCGCTTCGTCCAATACATACCCGCTCTCGATGTGGATTTCACGGTTGTACGGGTCGAGATTGTAGGAGCTGTTGCGGTATTCTACTTTCGGGTAAGTTGGGCTGATGTCCCGCCCTGCGGAACAGGCGGTAGCACCAAGTAATACCATCAAGCAGAAAGCGAGAACACCGCATTTTCTCATTTCCATGCGTAACCCTCCTCACAGTCATAGTCGATAACTCGCTTGACCTCTACCGATTTAAGGACTACAATGCGATAGTCTTTCCCACACCTGCGATTGTTGTAGTCATATACGGCATATCTCAAATCGGAGTAGGTACGCATTTCATTGAAGCTCGTTCTCTGTCGTGGGGGATTGTAACGGTAGTCTGTACCATAGAGGAACTTACCTGTCCTCTGATTCTGAATTGCAAACATTTTCGTGCTGTCCCTCCTTAACAGGTGCGAACACGGCGGGGTTGTCCAGTATTACCATGTGAAGCACATTTGCAAGCTCGTCCACCTTTTTCTCATCGTGTTCGGTATAGCCAAGATGGTCGAGCATACCGTGAATCATTTCGTGAAGAAAGTCGGCTTCCATTTTTGCCTGTGCGTTCGGACAGATACGGATAACCAAGTCGGTGTAAGAGATTTCGCCGGAGTAATTCACATTACCCAAGTCGAGCTTGTTTGTGATTTCTACACCGTAGACCTTTGCGCCGATTTTCAGCTTTTCGGGTATCGTCATTTTCTGTACCTCTTTTCTGCGGACTGAATCCGCTCGTAGATGTCCTCAAGGGACTCCGTAACCACGATATAATCCTCCTCGCCGCCTGTGAAACAAACGGTGTTCCTACCCTGTACGCAAGTGACAGCGGTGACGAGGTTGAGATTTACAAGCACCTGCCCGATAGTCGGGCTTGTGAGCCAAATGAACATAATCATTCCTCCTCGAAAACATCTAAGTCGATTGTCATTTCTGTCTCGGTATCGGCAATAGCAACATACCCAATACCCTCACATACATCGACCACTTGGAGACAATCTAAATCATCTCTCGTAGCTTCGATAAAACTGTCGCGGTCAATTTCGACCAGTTTGAAATATCGTGCCATCGTTTTACCTCCTCAGTTGTCCACATTCAGAATGATACAGGGCTTCCAATAGGGGTCATACTCTGCCATTTCTTTTTTCACAAGAGCGTCAAACTCCTCATCGGTGCAATTCCTGTCGGCAAGACTATCTGCGACAGCTTCCTCGAACTCGTCCCTGTCGGTGAAGCACATACAGTCGTTGACGCTTTGAGAGCAGTCGAGATATTCTCCCTTATATGCCTTGACATAACTGCAACTCATATATGAGTAGTCCCCGCTGTTGGCTTCCTCACCCGCAAACACGATGAGCGGGAGGGTAGGATTTTCACGGATAAGTTGACGCAGTTCGTCAGCAGAATGGAGTAGCCCTGTCGGGCGGCGTTCATCGTTTGTCATTACCTACCACCTCGCAATCATCGAACTCGACTTCGCCATCTGCGAAAATACATCTCTCGTCTTCGGAGGAGAGAACACCGACAAGGCAATCACAGCTACCCATTCCGGCATAATTGGTAAGTCCACCGAACTCAATTTCTGCCTTTTCCAAGGCGGTTTTCTTGTTTTCAGCTTCTACGACCATGCTACAAGTCAAGGTTGTATGTCCGAATACTCTGTATTTTTTCATTCCAAGCTCTCCTTATCATTTACCGCACCTACAAGGGCGGCAAGCTCGTTCATAAATTCATTCGCTCTATCAGTGTCGATGAAAGACCCATACATCGTACAGACATTTCCTTTCTCAACACAGAGACAGGGCTTTTTCCTGTCGGGAAAACGGTATGCGCCGATTTTCACACTACCGTCCACTGTCAGCACTCTCGGCATTATTTGACCTCCTTTAGCGTGGCGGCAAGGCGTAGGCAAACGCCCACATGATATGCAATGCACTCCTCGCCAATGCACGGGTAAAAACACTGTGATGTAAAATCACCCTGTCCTCTTAAAACCGCCTTATGCTCATCGGTATATACTCTGTACGGGCAGGACTTAAAGCGTCCTTTCTCGTCCAAACAAGAAGCGTTCATTTACATTACCTCCTTGAGCTTCAAGCCCCAATAAATCATAAACCCACTCGATGTTGATTTACGGTCAAACCATTCGGGGTGGCGTTCCATCTCAGCATTGAACTTCCGCGCCGACAGCACATACGCACCCTCAGATTTCGCCCACAGTTTGAACGCTTGATACAGGTCTTTCGCCTTGATAATATTGTTCTTAGCGTCAGCCCTGTTGTCAGAGTAGTCGGTCAGTCGTACACAGCGATTTTCAAGGAACTGTAACACAAGGTCGTTGTCCCGCTCATACCGCTCGACCACCTCAGACAAGCTCTTGGACATTGCGAGACCGTTTTCTTTGTACTTGATATATCCGCGCACAAGCCACATGAAAATGCCACTCATGGCTTCCATGGAGGTAAGCTCGTCCTTGAGGTGAGTGTCCTGCTCCTCCGGCGTAAAGTGTCGATTGAACTCAATCACCTTGATACGCTGTGAAGCGAACAGGGACTTGTCCGTAACCATCGGCAGGTCATTACAGGAGAGCCACAAAGTAAACTGAGGGCGATAGGTGATAGCGGTCTGATAGAGCGCACGAGCGGAGATTTCCTCACCGCCTGTAAGCTGTTTGATTTTCTCCTCGTCCAGTTTGCCGTACTCATTGCTCTCGCTCATCGTAACAAACCGTTTGCCTTTCAGTCCTGCAAGGGTAGGGGAAGCGGCTTCGGCGTCTTTCTGTCTGTCACCTCGACAAATCATACCGACCGGGGCAACCTTGGCGTAATCCCCAAGCATATACTCAATGGTGTTGAGCAGAGTAGACTTGCCGTTGCGGGTTGTTTTTCCGTGGAGGATAAACATACACTCCTCGTTGCTCATACCGAGCATGGAGTACCCAAGAGCGCGTTGCAGAAAGTCGGCTTTATCCTTATCGCCCTGTGTGACTTCATCAATGAACTGTTCCCACCGCTTACACTTCACATCACGGCGTACTGTGTGCCGGAAACGGGTCTGCATTGTGAGGAAATCGTCCCACCGTGGTTCACGGAACGAGTAGTCCTCCAAAGAGTAAGTACCGTTGAGACAGTTTATGAGGTAGGGGTTGGAGTCGAAATCCGTAGCAGAAATGCGGAGTTCACCTGTTGCGTCCTTGAGTATGCGGTCACGCATACGCCTGTCACCCATCTTGTTCACGAACGAGGTGTACGCCTTGCGGGTATCATCGTCTGTAATCTCGCCACAATAGAGTATCATCAAGCGAACAAAGTCCTTGATTTTCTCGGAGACAAGGATTGCACCCTCGTCCTTGCGCCACGCCCCCTCAAAGTAGGTGTACCAACTCTTGTGTTCGGTGCAGTACCGCGCTTCACGGTTGTAGAGCATACCGAACAGGTTTGCCATACCCATTTCAGACCACTCAAAGCCGGAGGAGGTTTCGTCTGCCCGTTCGGGGTGATAGGACTTGATAATATACATTTTGTCGGACAGGTCTTCGTCCATAATGCACCTGCCGTTACTCAGCTCAAAAAGCTCTCTGTCACCTGCCATCTCTAATCTCCTCCACATACGGTAATTGTTTCAGAATTTTGCAGAACTCCCGCCACTCGTCCAATTTGTGACCCTCGCGGTAGTCGAGCATATTCATCACATTTTCATAGGTCATGCTGACTGTGCGCCGCTGATTGTAACTGGACGGGAGGAGCTGAATCATCTGCCACCAATAGCGTTTATCTTTGGTTGCAATAAACTTTGTTCTCGCTCTGTTCAAGAGCGGAATAATGGTATCGTCCAAGCAAGCCAACCACCCGGTCTCTAAGTGTTCATCGGAAAAATCTTCAATGGAGAACTCCTTTGCCGCGATTTTGTGCATGGTGGAACAGGAGTTGGCGGTCGTGCCTACCTTGTAGGTATCGAACTCTTTCCACCAATAGAGCGGGGCAGTGATGTCCATGACTACAAAAATCTGTCTGAGGTACTTTCTGTGTGGCTGACCTCCGACATAAAGCTGTCGCATGAGCTTTAGGTCGTTCTCGCCGATTTTCAAATCGGGAACAAACTCTCCCGAATACGCTTCGTACCCAAAGAAGCTATCCGACCTCGACCAACTGTTCAATGGGTTTCTCATACCACGGATAGCGTGTTCAAAGCCCCAAGTCTCAATGTTTTCTACTTTAATCATCGGTTGTTTCCTCCCATCAATTTATCAAGAATTTGCTCGTATAGAGACTTGTAAAGGTCTCGCTCCACCTCTGCGTGTGAGCTTTCCTGCGGTGCGGTTTCCTCAATCCCCCCCCCAACGGGCGAGGAGTCGCTGATACCAAGGGACACCCGCAGAGCATTGTCGATGTTTTTCAGCTCTTTCGTGGTGCAAGACTTAATGAATGTGGAGAGCCTGTCTTTCGATACCGTCTGAATATTCTCGCAGAGGGCAGTGGACGGAACACGGCACATCACAGGGACATGGGTGGGGAGCGGTTTCTTTTCCTGTGAGGTCAGAAATACAATCTCCACATTCGGAGAATACTTGTTGTTTGTGTCATTCGACACAATCACGCCGGGTCTCCCCGCTCTCTGCTCAGAGCCAGTGACCGTATAAAACGGCGTTATGTAGAAAATGTCCCCACGGTAATACTCAGTCATTTTATAAACCTCCTTAATCTTATTGAGACTACTTCTTGTCTCTTTACGATTGGAGTATAACACGAAAAAGATTATCTGTCAATATTATTTGTGTAATTATTTATCTTTTTCGTGTTATCTCCCGCTAAACCTGCCGGATAATGATTTCTCCGTCAACATCGGTGAGGAAAGTGAACCAATCCGAGCGGAAGAACCTCTCACACTCCGCAATGCCGGAGGTGTTCCCATCGTCCAACGCTGTGCGGTAATCCTTGACCGCTTGCAGAATAATCGCGTTTATAAGCGCGTGATAGGGTTCGTATTTCATCGTTTGTACCGTGTCACACTGTTACAAATTGTCTGTATCTCACCTCTGTCGAGGGGAGGGTCACAGGCAACTGTGTTGCAGTAGAGCAGTTCGTCATATATCTGTTGCTTACTGTACCCTTGGTTGTGGAGCATACCCGCAAGGGAGGTCAGACAGATATTTCGGCTTCCGTTTGGTATGCGAGGATAGACAGGACGGAGCTTGATACGATTGTTTTCGGGCATTTCCCATATCGGGCAGTAGATACGACCACCAAAGGTCGGAGTCTCTTTCTCCTGTCGGGTATCGGGAAAATACTTCTCGACAATATACTCAATCGCGCTCTGATTTTCTTCGATGGTGCGATAGAGGAGCGTATCGCCTGTCATAATGAAGTATCGGGAGGACTTGTAAATCTCCACACCCGCAAGGTTGTTCTTGCCCTTAAAGGGCAAGTCTCCTTTGAGCAGGATATGAAAGCCGCGTCCACTCTTGGATTTCTCCGTATAGCTTTGGCACTTACCGATAATGTCAGCGGCAAGCTGAGAGAGAAACCCGTCCTCGTCATATCCCGCGTCAATGTCCACACCTACAAGTCCGTTGTCGTTGAACACGAACCCGCAGTAATCGTAGTGACCCTCTGACACGGATTTGTGCGCGGTATCAAAATCAGCCCATGTTTGCGGGTTGACGGAGGACGCGGCTTCATTCTCCCATGCTTTCATCGGGACTTTGCTATCCCCACGAGTACAAACCCACTGATTCAGTTTTTTCAGTTCTGTAGGTATGTTCTCGTAGCAGGTCACACAAGTCCCCTCCTTTTCGCAACTTTGCGTTCAAGCTCATTCACGAGCTTCCAAAGAATATCCTGTTTAATCTCCAACGCAACGGACAGGTTGTAGATGTTATCGGGAATCGTATCTCCCTCGCGGTAGATAGTAAGGAGCATTTCCTGTTCCTTGTCCGTAAAGCCTTTCAGTGCGCTATCACAGGCGAACCAATTCTTTTTATCTGCGTCACCGCGGAACTTCGGGTTAGTGTGACGAGCGTAGAAACGCATACAGTGTTGGACATATTCGGAGTAAAATGTTCTCATTCCGCAACGCCCTCCGTTTTACGGGAAGCGGACTTCTTGAACACCTCTCCGGCAAAGTACCACTTATCGTCCACATTGATGGGGTAGCCCTCAATATCGGACTTTTTGACTTCACCAGTGTCGATAATGTGCTGTGCGGAAGCGACCGCCATCTGATTTTTCACAAAATCCTTACCCGTCTTGAGCAGGAAAGCAACCTTACCGTTTGCAGTCTTGAGCTTGTAACTCATTTCTTTTCCTCCTTATTCCATTCGGAAATGTCAATTCCGTAATCTCTCAGTTTTCGGGAGCAAAGCCACGCCTTGTCCTCGTCTCCCATTTCATACCGCTTAACCAGTGCGTCAAGCTCAGTGGAAAAGGAATCGTAAAACGCCCTCAGACGCTTTTTACCGAACCCAAATTTTTCGTGAAGTAACCACAGGATAACCGCGTCCACCTCATCGGCGTTCTTTTTGTCGTACTCCGCGCACTGTCGGAGGATTTCAGCGTCAATCGCTTTCTGCTCCTTGGCAGAAAATTGAACGCCGAAAATGTGACCGTTCGCTCTCTTGAATACCGCCATCGTCAAATCCCTACCACATGAGACGCAAGCATATCTGCTTGGTGCGTCCACAGGACATTCGGGAAAGCGTGTACGGCGCGAGTGTAATCTCGCCATTCTTCTTTCTCAGTAAACGCGCCCATGTGGTATCGAATACAGGCGGTCTCCTCATCGGTCAGCGTTGTAAACTGAGAGAGCAGGATAATGGACTTATCACCATGCCCCTTATACATCGTATTGGGGTTATACTCGTATCGAGTAGGTTCACCCACGGTGTACGGAGTGCTGTTGTCAATGCGGTACTGGTCGATTTTGCACAGGTCGTGGAACATACCCACAAGGAACGGACTCGCGGGGCGTTTCCACTTGAGACCGTTCGCCGCCGACAGTTCCACAAGCAGGTTCATCACCATAAAGGAATGGTCGAACAAACCGCCCTCGTAATTACCGTGGTACTTGGTGCTTGCCGGGGCGGTGAAAAATCCGTTTTCCGCAAGCCATTTGAGAAAATCCTCCTTGACGATTTCGGAGAGGTTGGTTGCCATCATAAGGTCAAGGCGTTCTTTATCGGTCATTTCTGCACCTCCTCAGTGAATGGTAGGTCGCAACATTCGGGGTGGTAATTCTGCGTCCACAACGCACCGAGCATATTCCACAGGAACGCTCTGTCGTGAGGTTCATCATCGTCACCACGGGTGAACTTGATGTAGTGGCGTACACCACTGTCGATATAACAGTGGAGGGGAATACCCTTTTGCCAATTCCGTTCACCATATTTGTTGCAACCGTCCTCGTAGTGTTTGGAGACTTCCAACATAGCTGTGTTGAGAGTCCCGTATCGAGCTTCTGAAAAAGACTTGATTGCCTTTACAAGAGAGGTTCTGTTGCCGGAGCGAACATACTGGTCGATGTAACAAAGGATTTCATCGTCCATAATGTCAGCGACAATATCAAGCGGGAGCAGGTCACACCTGCCTTTGCCCTCGCAAATATCGCGTACTGCGCCGGAATCAAACTCTCTGCGGTTGCCACTGTCCTGTAATTCCATTTACGACACCTCCTTTAGAGGGAGGGGAGCTTTCGCTCCCCATACCCATCAACCTCCGAGCAGTGCGTCAAGGTCGAGACCCTTTTTCGGTGCGGCAGGAGCGGGAGCAGTAACCTGTTTCTGAGGAGCAGGAGCGGCGTTCTTGTCCTTGCCGAGCGTCAGCGCACGGGACACGGGTTCGGTATCAAAATACTCAGCAGGAGCTTTATCACCGAGATTTGCGAAAGTGACCGTTTTGTTCGGGTCTTTATTGGACGGGAGCTTGGTGTGAACGACCTCCGCTTCAATAAAGTGGTCGATAAGCTCCATCGGGTCAATGTCCTCAAGGGTGTAATCACCCATAGCGGTCTTGGCAAAATAGGAGAAAGCGTTCAGAGCCTTTTCGTTCGGTTCATCGTTCTTGTCCTTGATGGTGAAGCGTTCGGTCTGAGTCATACCCGCCGCGTTGACGAGCTTAATCTCAATCTTGCCAAACTCCTCATCGTAGGACACATCGTAAATGCGGAACACATAAGTTCCCTCCGGGATAAGAGTGAAACCACTCGTCATAGGGATTCTTGCCATGTTATTTACCCTCCTTAATATTCGGTACGGAGAATGACTCCGACAATTTCCTCGTCCACGAGGTCTACAGGTCTCTTGATAACCAATGCGGAAATCTTCTCGTCAACGAACATTTCCACAATGTCACCACGCTCGATAAGAGCATAGCCATCATTGCAGATAGCGGTCTTATCAATGCCGTTTTCGGTGGCAAAGATACGCACACAGTCCTTGATTACACCATCGGCAACAGGCATGACCGCTTCGACCAGCTCACAAGGCTGAGAGAAAAAATCGTAATTGATGATGTTCTCGATGAGAGAGAGCATACTCGCGCTATCACAAGCGGTTACAGTGCGAATGTCTTCCGGGACTTTCATAAAGATAGAGCCGGAGGACAACCAACGGTCTCCATTTTCACGAACATAGAGAATACCATCAGCTCCAAGAGATTTTACGAATTTCTTAAATTTCATTGTCTTTATCCTCCTTATTTCACCGTCATGCGGTATTGTTCGGACTTCTTCTGATACTTCTCAAGCAGACCGTCCTTTTCCAAAGCCTTTTTGTCGATGGTCGTGGTCTCCGAGCGGGACACCGACCAAGTGTAGGTCGCGCCCTTGATTTCAACCTTTTTATCACCGTCACGGAACTGTCCCATAGCGTGTTCCTTGATGATGTTGTTGATTTCACCGAGCCGCTTTTCCTTATCGGCAATCGTAGCGGTGGTCTTGTCGATTTCACTCTTGAGACTTTCCGCTTCGGTGATAAGGGCGTTGATGTCGGTGTCGGGTGCGAGACTGTGAGTACGCAGAGCCGCAAGCAGTTCAGCGTCCTTTTTCTCGTCATAGGCAGGGGAAATACCGCTGTCCACATACTCAGCCCACCAGTTTTCAACGAACTTGATTTTGTCCTCGAAATCGGGGTAACGCTCACTCACCTTGAACTCCACGGTAATGGTGTTCTTGATGTTCGGTGTGTACTTCGTGGGGTCAGCGTAGTCCTTTTCTTCAAGGAAAGACGCGACCATAATCACATTGTCCACACCGAGCAGGTAAGCGTAGAGGGCGGCTTGCAGAGCGTAATATTCGGGAGCGTCATTCTGCCAGTCCTCGATACGCTTGGTGGTCTTCATTTCGAGAACCGTATCAACCGTACCGTCCTCGTCCACACCGAGGAAGTCCCACATACCGCCGAAATGCTTACTGTTGGGGAAGAAATCACCCCAAGTGGACTTGAAATAATCCTCACCGTATCGGTCAGTCGGAGTGATGATGTCCATGCCGTAGGACTTCTTCATATACTCAGCCTGTTTCGGTTCGATTGCCTTACCTGCCTTTGTATAGATAGTGTCCTCGAACGGGATTTCGTATGTCTTGGTAATCGCAAGCCACATTTCAAACGGCGTAGACCACGGGTTCAGACCGAGAATTGTGGCAAAGCGAGTACCAGTGACTTTCTTGGTGCGCTTCGGCGGGTTGATTTTAATTTGTTTGCTGTCAAGCCATTCCATTACTCGTTACCTCCCTCAAGCATAGCGGTGATTTTCTGAATGAGTGTTTCACAGTCAGACTTACTGATAGAGGTAAAGCCCTCCGTCTGAACTGCAATCTGAGCAATCATTTCCTCCTTGGTCGGGTCAGCGTCCTTGAGCTTTTTCAGCACTGCCTTGAGACCTTTAATCTGCAACGGGGTTGCATTGTCCTGCGGGGCGGTGAGTTCCTGCTTCACTTCCTGTCGCTGTTCGGGAGTAGCCGGAGGAGCTTTCGGAGCGGGTGCGGGAGCAGGTCTGCCAAGCTCACCGTCAATGCTGTCGCTCTCACAAATGTCGAGCGCAATCATATACAGGTAGCGGCGCATATAGGTGATGGAAGAACCAAGGGCTTGCATTTCGTTGGTAGCCTGTTTTCCGGCATTGCTGATAATCGGGGCAATCTGATTGAACGGGGCAACAAACGGGATATACTCCTCATCGGGATTGTCGATGTTGACAATCTTCATCGTTGCCACATCAGAGGTAAAGGTCACGATAGGGATAAGACCGACCTCGCTGAAAATGCGGGTGGCGGTAGGCACAATATCGTCAAGCTCGAAATACTTGAACGACAGGTGCATATTCTTACCCGTTTTCTGCACATCGGCTTGCAGGAACATCTCCCTTGCCTTGAGCAATTTCTGATAAACATTCAGCGTGACGGTCTCTTTCTTTGCAGTAGTAGCCATTTTGCGTTTTCCTCCTTTTTTCTTTTCAGGCTTGATACCCAAGAAATCATTGATTCGCTTTTTTGCCATTTCGATGTAAAATGTTCTGTCTACATCGTCTATGGTTAGATGATTGTCGTTGTCGATGATACAGTGGTCGGGGAGCATTTCGATTTTCGCAGTAGCGTCCGTCTCAGCTTTGACCTTGAATAATTTCCCGTACCGCTCGTCTGCCGTAGCATATACACGGTTTACTTTCTGCACCGGGACTTGTTCACCATCGACAATGTGATAGGCTTCGCGGTATTTTGCACCCGCTTTGGCTATCAACTGGAAATCGAAAATATCTGTACTGCCGTTGATTGTTTCCTCAACGGGTGTACCGTGGACGAAATACTCAATCAGAGCTTTTTTGACGATAACCATATTGTTATTGATAGCCCACGCGCCCTTGACGGACACGCCATAGTTCAGATAGCCACCAACCGTCTTGACCTCACCATCGGTCTTAATCATCAAGAGGTTGTTCACATCTTTAATCCAAACCCGCTGAATATCATCGACCTCAAGCTCAAACTTCGTTTCTGTTTCCCAAGCGTGGGCGATTTCGTCCACGAGAGCCAGTTCCGATTTGTCGATGGAGTACATCAGACCATCGGTATTGAGGTTCAAGAGCTTTATCGTCTTACAGGCGTTCAGCAGACGCATGGTAAGTACCGTTAGGAACAACTGTCCTGATATTCGCAGAGAGCGGGTCGGGAGCGGGTCATACAGGTCGTTGTAGCGGTTTTCCTGTGCGCCGGACACGGTATTGAGCGGTAGCTTCAAGTCCTTTGCTGTCTGCTTATCCCCGTTGTGCTTCGCCTGTATGCGGTCACGCTTGATAGCGTAGAACAGTTCGGGGTCGGGGACATTACGGGACAGGTAGTTGTAAATCTCAATCAGAGAGGGGTACAGGCTTGATACATCTCTGTTCTGAATGACCCTATCCTCTGTTGCTTCCTCGTAATAGCCTGTCAGACTGCCGTGGACACCACCCCAAGCGTATTTACAGGGCATACCGCCAATCTCAATCTCAAACGAGGTCTTAAACAGAACCTCATCGGGAATGGACTTATCGTGAATGGTCTCGAAAAAGTCCAGTATCGGCTTGGGGATAACGGCGGTATCGAGGTTTGCCGGATAAACATACTCTCGCCCATCGTCCCATTCCTTACGCTCTGCCCGTAACATCATTGCGGTTAGCTTGGCATTGGTGGCGGCAAGGGACTTGACCTCATCAATTCCTGCTCGTTTACCGAGGTTCTTTTTGGTCTTGAGGTAGTCCGCTCTGAGCTTCATCAGCTCGTGGGTAGCGTCAACATCGTGCTTACAGTAGTGAACGGTCTGTTGCAACTCGTCCTCCGTAAGCGGTCTGTCGAGGTCAAACGATACCTCCGTCTCTTGAATATCCATTCCCATGTGACCCTCAATAGCCTTGAGGGATAGACCCAACTGAACATCGTCTCGAATGTCCACATTGTTGAAACGGAAATAAAATGCCTTGAGGGGAGCGTATTCCCAACCGCGACCGCCGCCGATGAGGAAATCGTTGAGTCGCTTGATTTCCTGCGGGGAAAAATCGTTTGCGGCGGCTTTAATGATGAATTGGTCGTAGTGCTTGGAGTTAAATCCAACATAGATACCATCGTCATACAGGCACTCTCTGAGAGCTTCGCTGTCGTTGTGAATGACCGTATGCGTCCCTGTTTCCACATCTTTGAACACTACAATCCAGTCAAAGGCAAAAACCTCAACATCGTATACAATCAGTCTCATTTCTCACTCTCCCTCCGTATAGCGGAAGTAGCACCCGTTCTTTCGGTAGGTCGTACACCGCTTTTTATAGGACTTCACGAGATAGGGGATATTGTCCACAAAGTCATAGGCGATAGCGTCCTCTTTACCATCAAAGGTACGAGCAATTCTGCCGATACTCTGTGTGATAACCGCATAATCGTTCTTGGGTGTTGCCAAGAACAACCGCTCTAACCGAGGAATATCCAACCCCTCCTTTGCGAGGGAGTAAGTAGCGAACAGGTACTTCTTTTTACCGCTTCGCATATCTTCAATCGCTTTTTCTCGTTCGGCTTTTCCCTTTTTTGTTGTCATATTGCCGCTAACCATTACGGCATTTTCCCTCATACTTCGAGGGAGAGCGTTCATAAGCCGTTCAAGGTGTTCCAGTCTGTCGGACAGAATAAGACAGGAATGGTCTGCTTCCGATACAATCCATGACGCTATGAACGCTATACGGTAATTATCGTTACAAAGGTAGGTAATGAGCTTTGTGTAGTTCAGCGTACCGTCTGAGTTCAGACATTCGCGGCTGATTTCCACGCCTGTCCCAACAGGGGTGATACCTACTTTCATAATCTTGTCTCCCACGGCTTCATCGGGAACGGTGTAAACCACATGACCGAGTAGGGCATAAGTAGCTTCAATCATTCCGTCCGAGCGGTGTACCGTAGCGGAGAGACCGATTTTATGTCGTGCCGACAAGCTGTTCAGAACCTTGTAGAACTGCGTCATAGCGGTAGGTGTTCCCGCTACACGGTGGCACTCGTCCACGATAATCACATCAAAGAAGTCCTTGTACTGTGCGAGGTCGAGCTTGCACATCGTTTGGATAGTGGCAAATGTGATACCCTTACCGATATTGACCTTGCCCTCTGTGATAGTTCCGATGAGGTCTGAGTCCATATACATTTCGGCACGAGCCTTACTCTGCCGGAGCAGGTCGAGCGTGTGTGTGAGCCACAGGGCGCGCTTTCCGAACCGCTTTACAAGGGCAATCCCCATCTGCGTTTTCCCGCTACCTGCCGCGCTCTGCAAGATACCGTATTTCGCGGCGTACAGAGCGTCCACAGCGGTCTTTTGGTAATCGTAGAGTGGAATACCCACCCCGCCATAATACACGATCACAGGGGTAGAAAACGCGCTCTGAAAGGTGCTTTCCTGTGTAATACAGTCCGGCAGGTTTCGGAGCGTCCCAAAGGGAAGAACCAAGGTGTTGCCGCGCGTCTCGTACAGGGTCAGCGTTGCGGGTGTATTTCCGAGCCAAAAGTGCATACGGGCTTTCTTGGTATATTCGGGGTTCGTAATCGTGAGGTTGCGTTTGCACCACATCAATGCGACCTGCGTGGGATTCTCGATAGTTAGGACATTTGATACAGTTACATTCATGTTGCGACACCCCGCCTTAACCATTCCTCAAGGGTTTCAGCATATTCGGTGAACCATTCTTCGGAGAGATTTGCTTTATCGGCAAGGTCAAACTGCCAAAGCTCGACCATGTAAATGTTCTTGCCGAACTTTACTGCAAACCAACCAGTACCGTTTCCACTATCGTCCCATAGCTTCATCGACATTCGCTGATTGTCCTCAATGCGGGACAGACGGAACACTTTGCCGGAACATACTTTGCAGTCAATGAGAAACGGTGTCCCGTTTTTTACTGCGATAACATCTGCGGGTTGCCCCGCCGCGTTCTGTGCGAGATTGTGTACCCAGTAGCCGTGTTGGAACAGCAGGTCGCAGAACTCAGCTTCAAAGCCGTTGCCGATTTTCTTGTTACTCACGACACACCTCCCGAATATTCTCCAATTTTTCACGGAGGTTTTCGTTCTGTACGGTAAGCTCATCAATCTGCCCGTTGTAGGAATCCTCGATTTCTTCAATCACATCACGGAAATACTGAACCGCTTCGTACCCCATGTACCGTTCGAGTAGATATTCAAAATCTTGTCGATTGAACAGGGTTTCGACTTTTTTATCCAACAGTTCAATTACTCTTGGCATTTTGAAGCACCTCCTCGTAATTTTGCATGAGACCGAGAATCGTGTTGGAATAGACAATTTCCTTGACCCCGTTCTCCCATGCTTTTCTTGCGCCGTAGTCACCCATGTTGTAAGCCATAAGAGCTTTCGTGAGGTCTCCGTCATAACGGCTGACATACGACCCGATGATTTTCACGCCGCAGAACACATTCTGATAAGGGTCGAGCATATCCGCACACCGATACTCCTCGTTGAGCCATGTGTGGTTGACCGCGTTGATTTGCATGAGTCCATAATCGTCCGTTTTACTTACAATTTCGGGATTAAATTGACTCTCATGCTCAATCATTGCATAGATGAGTGTTACAGGGACATTTTCATCGGCACACACTTCATAGATGAACCTCTGCAAGCTATGTGAGAGAGGAACATCGAAATAGAAGATGTCCGATGTTTCGGGGAGCTTGTTTGCGCTATATACAGGGACTTCTACGGTCTCCGTGACGGTAACGGTTTTTGTCTTTGCAGGAGCGGTCACTCTGCCGATTCCGAACGCGATAGCCGCAATTACTACAAGGACGATAAGTAATCTTACGAGTCGGTTTCTGTTGACTCGTTTTTTAGTTCTTCTACACTCAGTAGCCATTTTTGATAGTCCTCCTCGTTCTTAGGGTCTTGGTAGAACCGTTCCAAAATCCCCATCAATGGTCTTGCGAGGTCGCTCACCTGTGACTCAGTGAGCTTCAAGTTCAGTGAGGATTCTGTCACATTCATCGAGGACTCGCTTCGCCTTTGGATAGGTATAGACCCCGCGAATAATACTCGACATTTCGGGCGGCTGAACTGTGATACCTCGCTTACGCAGTTCAAGAATCATGTCCACCTGCTTTATGCCAAGTGCTTCCATTCGCTTCTGAATCTGACTCATCGAGATTTCCTCCTTTCGTGGTTCTTGAAATCGAAATTGCCATTGACAAAAAGGCGAATTATTGTTATTATTGTTATAGGACTAATCCGCTTCAACTTCCCGAAAATTGCCGTTTTCGAGAGGTCGGTTTCTTATTGTCAATTCAGATATTCCGAACTTCTTGTTCTTAGTATAATTCTTATTATCTGAATTGTCAAGAGGTAAATTCAAAAAATCCGAACTATTTTCTGAGGAGGGAACTCTATGACTTTTGCTGAGAACATCAACCGTATCTGTGCCGAGCGTGGCACGAACCTAACCGCCGTTATCAAACAAATAAAAAATGGACAGTCTTCATACACGACTGCCATCAATAAACGAGGTTCTATACCAAACCAAGAGGAATTGCTTGCTCTCGCCAAAATTCTGCAATGCTCTGTAATGGACTTTTTTGCCGATGAAGAAGACCTCTGCTGTGCGAAAGCTGTACCCGAAAATGAGGACGAGGAGGACATTCTAAAGGTCTATCGTGCGTTACCTCGCCGAGCCAAGCATGAGTTCATGGCAATGGTTTATGATTTCGGAGACCGAAAAGAATACGAGGGGGATAAAGCAAACGCTATCGGTTGAGCGCGTCATTCCCATTGAGTTACTTTACCGAAAGCGTGAATTGGAGGTGAGACTACGAAAGCAGTAATCTATGCTCGATATTCGAGCCACAATCAAAGAGAGGAGTCTATAGAGGGTCAGCTCCGAGAGTGCCACGAGTTCGCAATCAAAAATGGATTTACCATCATAAACGAATACATTGACCGCGCCCTTTCCGGCAAAACAGATAATCGTCCGAGCTTTCAGCGTCTCATCAAGGACAGCGAAAAGGGACAGTTTGAAGCGGTAATCATGTACACCCTTGACCGTTTTGCCCGTAACAGATACGACTCTGCTATCTATAAAGCCAAACTGAAAAAGAATGGGGTACGGGTCTATTACGCAAAACAACCCATGCCGGACACACCAGAGGGGATTATCCTTGAGTCTGTCCTTGAGGGATATGCCGAATATTACTCAGAGAACCTTGCCCGTAACATCAAACGAGGTATCAGAGAGAACGCCCTCCAAGGTCTTGCCACTGGTGGTGCAAACCTCCTGCTTGGCTATACCGTAGGTGAGGACAGGAAGTACGCTGTTGACCCTGTTGGGGCAAAAATCGTGCAGGAGATATTTCAGCTCTACGCTGATGGTATGTCGGCTACCCAAATCATCAACTACTGCAACGAACGAGGGTATAAGACAGCACGAGGTAACGCTTTTAACAAGAACAGTCTCAAGACCATTCTCCGAAACGAGAAATACATCGGCACATACAAGCTCATGGACATTGTTATTCCCGATGGTATGCCCGCTATCATAAACAAGGTACTGTTTGAGAAAGTACAAGCTATGCTCAAGCATAATGGGAAAGCGAGGGCAAAGGCGAAAGCCCACGAAAACTATCTGCTGACTACCAAACTGTTCTGCGGTCATTGTGGTAGTCCGATGGTCGGTGAGAGTGGCACATCAAAAACAGGGCAGGTGCATTATTACTACAAATGCACAAAGGCAAAGCGGGAACACGCTTGTAAAAAGAAATCCGAACGAAAAGACTGGATAGAGAAACTGGTAGTCCGCTATACAGTTCGGAATGTGTTGACTGATGAAAATATCGCCCTTATTGCAAAACGGGCTATGGAAATCATCGAAAAAGAATCAGCAGATACCACCTACTTGGACGGTCTCAATGCTGAACTGAAAGATGTTCAGAAAAAAATAAAGAACCTTGTCTCCGCAATAGAGCAAGGTATCATTACTTCTGCTACCAAAGACCGCCTTGACGAACTGGAACAGGAGAAGTCCGATATTGAGGGGCGTATCGCTCGTGAGGAAATGAAAAAACCGCTCTTGAACGAGAACCGCATTAGGTATTGGCTTACTTCGTTCAAGAGCGGGAATGTTGATGATGAGGATTACCAACGGCGCGTGATTGATACATTGGTAAACTCTGTATATGTGTATGACGATGAAGATGGTGGAAAGCGGATTGTGCTAACATTCAATCTTTCGGGCAATAATACCGCTACTCTCACGAGTTCGGATATTGGGTGTTATGCTCCACCAAATAGTGCAAATCCGAACTCTGTGTTCTTCATAAAACACACTTTTGGGTTTGTTTACAGAATAGAGAACGCACGATAGTCGTGCGTTCTTTTTCTATGCCACGGGAGGGGGTCTAAGTAGTCAAAGTAGTTGTTTTTAAGGTTTTGCGTGTAACTTCCTCTAAGTACGCGCGTATTAAGCGAAAGTTTACGCAAAAACCGATTTTTAACTACTTAGACTACTTAGGCGGGGTAAACTTAGCCCTTTTTCAGTTCAAGGACAGCGGACTCAATCAGCTTGTCAATGGTGTCGGAGTCGAGTTTATAACCCTTGCTGTTCAAGTATTCCAGTACATAGGCTTTCTTCTCCGCACCGCGACCCGCGCCGTTGTAAATCATTTCTGCGGCTTCAACGGCAACCTTTGTCCACGCCTTGATTTTCTCGAACTTTTCAGCGTCCACTTTCTCTTTCAGATAGGGGATAAGGAAAGTGGTAGTGACCGCTACGAGCAGGGTGATAACTGCGGAAACAACATTGGTAATGTCAATCATGGTGATACCTCCTCAATAATTTTCGGAAAAATGTGTGTCGTTGGGTGTAACTTTGTTTTGCTTCATCAGCTTTATACGGTTCTCGACCTTTGCCTTAGAGTAATAAAATCCCGTACCCGTGGCAACTTCGGCGGCTACTGACGGTATGAGGTAGGCAAGCGGCGTGAGGTCGAGAGTGCGCCAAATCATTACCATCGTAAAGCCGATAACGACCGTGTTGATGATACCCGCCACAATGAGTATCTTTTTGGAGAACTCTTTCGGCGGCTTTTTCTTTACCCTCCGCATACCGTCAGACCTCCTTTACACTTTTGTGAAAGTGCTTCGGTCAACCCAACCATAGACCGTACACCCGCCGCCCATATTGACAAGATGGTACGGGTGCTTGCCCTTGGTGTAGATTTGCGTAATCTTTGCCTTACCGCCCTTGCAGGACACCTCTCTGTCGCTGTTAGAGCTTGCGTAGTGGACTTTTCCTGTGAAAGAGACATAATCCCCTACTTGCGGTGTCCACACGCTCTGAGAGAGCGTAGAAGCGGCAGAAACAACACTCAGATACTTTATGTTGATAGGACTGCAAATCGCGTTCTTTCCGTCCTCAGACTTGTCGATAACCGCTCTGTCACCGCTGACCTCACGGACAATCCACTTCTTGTTCTTGACCCAACCGGGAATTGCCTTGCCGTTGTAGTAGGTCGCGCCGGAGAGGATTTTGACGGTATCACCTGCCTTGACGGAACTTGTCACAGGGGGCGTAGGCTTGTCCTCCTTGGCAGGTGTGTCAACGGTCGCTCCGAGCCGCTTGTTGACCTCTGCGGCAATCTCCCCGTGACGGTTATACAGATAATCACCGGGGCAAGACTTGTTTGCATAATCCCTGTGAACGGTCATGTTGCAACCGTCCAAGTGGTTCATGCGCTTGTTCTTGTCCGTAGACCATACCAGTTTCTTGATACCGTTACGGCGGCAAATATCGGTTACAAGGTCGAGCATTGCGGCATACGCTTTATCGTTCACCGCATAAGGGTGTTTGGTATCGCTTGCGACCTCGATGGTGATAGCGCGGTTGTCATTTGCCGCACTTGAAGTACACCAAGAGCGGTCTTTCTCCTCGACATACATACCGATTTTGCCATCGTACCCAACACCGTAGTTGGAGCTTGCCTGTCGGGAAGTCGGGGCAAAGACATTGCCGAGGGTTTCCACGGAACACTGCCCTACGACACAATGAATGGTGATGGTGTCGATTTTGTTCTTACGCGGACTCGTCTTGTTAGGCGAAATCCGAGTGTAGCTCACGAGCGGACTGTTACTCATCTTCATCGTCCCCCTTTCCATTGCTCAGTTCGTCCAACATTTCGGGCGTAACTACATCGTGAGTGTTCTTTTCGTCCATAGGTTAATCCTCCTTGTCCTTGAGTGAGAGACGGTCAACCTCTTTCATAACCTTTTCGGCAGTACCGTTTCCACCCAACTTTTTATACGGTAAGTATAAATAATCATGCAGGTTCTCATATTCGTCTTTGGTGATATACCCGCGCTGAATATAACACTCACCGAGATAGCAAATGCGGTCGTGTCCAAGACCTTTCAGCATTTGCCCCTCCGCACTGTCTTTGGACTTTTTGCTTTGGATAAGACTTGTGAGGAACGCCCAAAAACCTGTGCTTGCGAAGACCGCTCCCACAATACTGATAATCAGTGTGCTTTCAGAAACCATCGGCTTACTCTCCTGTTCTTATAATTATCACTCCGCGTAACCATATTTCTTGAGAACCTCCATGACCTCCGGGGTTAGAACCTTTTTGAGCTGACCGTATGGCAACTTCATAATCTCAGACACAATAATGTCAAGGTCATTGGCTTTCTCATCGGCGGCGTCAATTTCCATTTTTCGCTTGATAGCGGCGATTTCCCATTTACGCATTGTCTTTCACCCCCAAAATTTCCAGTGCGGCTTTCATGTCCTGCACAATGCTTGCACTTTCGTTGACCTCAAGCGTTCTGCCAGTGATAAGCCAATCGTTAAGATTGCTTTCGATGTCCTCTCGCAAGCCCTCACGGTCTTTCAAGAGGAAAGTGTACTCATCATACTCGAACATGGTGACAGAGGTTTCCGTCTGCGGGTCAATGTCAGTGACTTCTTTGATGTTTTCACGCAGTCTGACCTCTACATACCCCTCCAACGGCAGGTAAGACTCCATCGACAGGGTTACGGGAGAGACATTTCCTTTTACTCTCATTTCTGACTACCTCCTTTAATTTTCTGACTTTGACTGTATCGTAATATTTCTTTTTCATACCGAGTGAGTCAGTATGCTTGAAACAGGAACACCGTGACAGGAAACCCGCCGCCATACGGAACGATACGACTCCGTTTCGTTTTTGAATTTTCCGAATGTAACGGCTTTGTCGCATAAGAGCGAGAGCGCGTCTTTTTCGTATGGTCGTGGTTCTAATACCGAAACAGCGACCTACAAAGTCAATCTTTCGCCCTCTACGGTGCTGTTTGCTCTTGCAGTTTCGTTGAATACGAAATAACTGGTAATCGTGCTTTATCTCCAAGCCGAGCTTTCCCACAAACTCCATAACCGCGTACATGGCTTTTCGGAGCTTTCGCTTGTTATTATCAATCAAGACTAAATCATCGGCATAGCGGATATAATAGCGTATACCGAGGGTTTGCTTGATGAAGTAATCCAACGACTGTAGATAAAACTCCGCAAGCCACGGCGAGGTGTAATTTCCGATGGGTATACCGTGTCCGGGAGAACTATGGTACGAGTCGATTACCAAATGGATAATACCAAGTGCCTTTTTGTCCTTGATTTTCCGACTTAAAAAGGATTTTAGCTTGTCATGCGGGATTGACGGATAGAACTTGTGAATGTCCATCTTCACGCAGTATTTCGCGTGTTTGATGTCTCGCATGGTCGCTCGTTCCACTCCTTTGGCGGCGCGGTCAATCCCCCTGTTTGGGATATTGGCACAGCTCCAATGATAGGAGGATTTCATAATGAGCGGCTGTAGCACCTGCACAATAGCGTGATGGGCGCACTGGTCGGGATAGAACGCCGGAATCTGCAACTCCCGCTCCTTGCCCGACAGACCGTCCTTTATGATACGAGTCCGATACGGAGAGGTGAAATCTAAACGAACCAACCGCTCAGACAAGTCTTTCACATAAAAGTCAAGATTGTTTATTACTTTCATAACATTCTTGCGTTTCTTCTTATGTTTTGCGGCATTGATGATAGCCAGTCTGCAATTTTCTTCCGAAACTATCTGTTCGTATAGGAAACCAATTCTTTTCATGCTTTTGTTTCTTATAGGGCTTTCAAGAGACTTACTAACCCTATCCCTCCAAACTATTTTTTACCAATGGGTACGGCGAGACAGTATTTTGTATAGGTTTCTGCTGTTTAACAAAAGTAGGCGCGACCCGAGGCTCGAGCCCGAGTAGGACGAAGCATTGCTCAAACTAGCCGCAAAGAGACCACATTTCGAGCCATTGTTCCAATTACCGCCGCGCCTGAAGACGCGCTTTTACTGTTCGCCTTATGAAGTTCTATCTGTTTTGTATCGACCCACTTATGCGGGGGAGAAAAT